ATTAAAAAAACGCTGAAAGCGTTTTTTAATTTATTTTTCTTCAAAGAAAGCAAACTAACAAAAAACTTTGTTTTTTGTTAGTTTGGGTTTATTTAAATTAAAATAATTAACAAAAAACAAAGTTTTTTGTTAATTATTTTATTTGAAAAAATTAATTGATAGTGCCAACGGGCACTATCAATTACGATTGTTTTAAATTAAAATAAATAATTACGCCTACGGCGTAATTATTTATTTTCACTCAACGAAAATATAATCAATCAACCTTTGGTTGATTGATTATATGTTTTGTTAAATTTAACTTAATTTTTTTTTTCTAATTACATATATATTATATACTTTAATGAGTGACCAATTCAATAATATATTATTAAATATTTCTCCATTTACTATGTTACCTGAAGAATTACAATTTACTAAATGTAATACTTACTATGTTGTTGTAATATTGTTAATCTCTCTATATGCTTCATTACTCGCTTGGAATACTAATAAAAATACTAATTGGTTATTAAGAATTGTTTATACTATTCTCGCATTTATATTTGGTCTCTTCTATGTATATTATCATTTAATTCGTTATGGTTTCGGCACCTATTAAATTTTCTTTAATTTTTTCAAATAATTTTTCAAAATTATCTTCCACAAACATTTTTTTATTTTCTTCATTATTCATTTTCATAAACCAATGATAATATGTGTCCACATTTAAATTTTCTTGTCTCTCATTTCCATGTTTATGTAATACAAACATATTTTTAAAAAAATAACTCACTAAATAACTATTTCCACCTTGAACTGAAATGAAATCATCACAATGTGCGTATGTAATTAATTTTGTCTTATTATAATCATATTTGAATAATTTTATAAATGTTTCAAATACAATCACATTTTCATATTCTATTTCATTTAAAAATTCTAATTCATTAAAATCTTTTGATAATTCTTGTATATCATTATCATCATAAGAATAATCTTTTATATTTGGTGTATTACAACTATATATTATATTATACTTTGGCAATAATAAATCAAATAATCTTTTTAATTCTTCTACTTTGTAAAAATTTATTGGATACAATCCCCATTCTTTACATATTTTATTACATACTATCACAATTGGTTTATCATTGTCAAATTTTATAATTGGTTCACATTTTTTATAATAATCTTTGTAATCAAATAATTCCATATAATTTTTATCAAAATTATTTAAATGATCGTTTTCATTATACACTAATTTATTATATGAAAATGAATTCCAATTTATTGGATTATTTTCTAATATATATTTTCTCCATTGTCTTTTCTCTTTATTACTAAATTTTATATTCTCATTTGGACACCAAACATAATATGGTTGCATTCCTTGATATGTCTCTATCACATTATCAAATAATAATCCACTCTTATATAAATTATAAAAATATGGTATATATAACACACATTCATTCCCAAATTCATTATTTACTTTTAATTGTTCTTTATTAATTAATCTACCTTCTTTCACTCCTTTTGTTTTATAATGATTTAAATAATCCTCATTTGTCTCACAAACACCTGTTAAATCTTTATTCAATACTTTGTAATCGTCTAAATTAAAAACTTTATTAATTTTAAATTTTACTTTGTAATTCATCTAAATATTAATATAACAATTAATTTTAATTAGTAAAAAAAATTTTTTTGAAATTGATAAAATTTAAATTTGTCAATTATAATTTATATTAATATACTCAATATCATTGTGTTATAAAAAAATGGAAAAACTTTTTGATTACCAAAAAGAACACGTTTCTATTCTAAAACAAGCAATCACAAATCACAATAGAGCATTAGATTGTTCAACAACAGGAGCAGGTAAAACATTTTGTGCCATTGCCTTATGTAAAGAATTAAATCTTAAACCTTTTATTATTTGTCCTAAATCAATGATTAATACTTGGTATAAAATATTAACAAATCATTTTCAAATAGAATTTTATGGCATAGTCAATTATGAAAGTTTTATTAATGGAACTTATTTTAATCATAAATTAAAAAAAGTTCATAATCCTTTATTAAAAATCACCAAAGAAGAAATCTCCAATAAATTAATTGATATAATTGAATGGAATGAGAATTGTATTCCAAATAATATGTTATTTATATTAGATGAAGCACATCGTTGTAAAAATCATAAAACAAAAAATGGTTCAACTCTCATTAAACTTTCAAAAACCGATGCTAAAATTCTATTAATTAGTGCTACAATCATTGATAAAGATATTTTCACTCAAATTCTTGTCAATGTATTTCGTCTTGATAATTATGAATATTCACCTAGACGAGGTGTTTTAAATAAAAGTGATGTAATGAAAAAATTACATAAAATCCTATTTCCTAAATTTGGTAATCGTATGCGTTACAATGAAATATTACAACAATCTGCATTATTTAAAAAAAATATAGTTCTAGTTGATACAACAGAAATGAGTAATGCTGAAGAAATACAAAAAAATTACATTCATCTAAAAAAAGAATTAAAAACAATTCGTCGCAAAATTCGTAAAACATCAGGGTTAGGAACTATCATTCGTATTCGTCAAAAAATTGAGATACTCAAAGTGCCAACATTTATTGAACTAACTCAAAAATATTTATCACAAAATAAATCTGTTGTCGTATTTTTTAATTATAATGCAAGTATAGAATATTTTACAACTCATTTTAAAACTGATTGTATCGTATTTGGTGACCAAAATGAAACTACTAGAAATATGAATATATCTAATTTCAATTCAGGTAAATCTAGAATTATTGTTTGTAATACAAAAGCAGGTGGTGTTGGTATCTCATTACACGATACCTTAGGAGATTATCAAAGAGTTAGTTTAATTAGTCCAACTTGGTCAGCACAAGATTTAATACAATGTCTAGGACGCATACATCGTGCCAATGCTCAATCAGATGCTATTCAAAGAATTATTTTTGCAAAAAATACAGATGAAGAAGTGGTTTCAAGAGCGGTATCAACTAAGATAGAAAATATTGGTTTATTAAATGATAATGACAGAAATTCTTATGATTTTATAAAAGATATAGATGTTTTTAATGACTTTTTGGAACAATATTCAATTGAAAATCCACAAATTGATGAATATAATGAATATAATTCTGAAAACTCAAGTGATAGTGAAGATGATACAGATGAAAATATTTAATTTTTAATAAAAAATATCGTATTCTCAATAAATAATTATAAATATATTCATTATATCTTACTTTGTAATTATAACATTCATTAAAAATTATATCATAATTTGGTTTTTTATTAATATACATTACATTCCAATTATATTTATTATAATAGGATACAAAATTACATTTATATAATTTAAATCCATATTTTTCATAAAATCTCGTTAATGAATTAATACATTCTAATGTTATCTGATATTTATCATATTTAATCAATATATAATTAATTAAATATTTACTCAAACCATATCCATTATATTTAGTATGAATTCCTATATAATCTAAATGTATTGATTTTATTTTATTTTTTCTTTTTCCTGTGGGGTAATAATATAATATAAAACCAATATCTACATTTTTATATTTTAATAAAAGTATTCTTCCTTGATTTTTAAAATTATTCTTATATTTTTTATCTAAATTATATATCTTATCACGATAAGAACATTGTTTAAAACTTTCAATATAAATATTTCTAATTATTTTTTTAAAAATATCAGGAACTATACTTTATTTCTGATAAAGTCAAATCACTAAATTCTATTTTTTTTATAATTAATTCTCTATTTAACATTTTAACGCCATATATATATATATATATATAATTATAAATTAAATGAAAATGAATATTATCAGAGAAAAAGATATATTTAATTTAGATATTGAAAATTTTGAATTATATGATTGTCAAATTAATAATCAACAAATTAAATGTAATGACTATGTTGATTTACTAAAATATTTAATGGAATATATTTGTGACTATAAAAATATGAATGAATTAGTTAATCAAAGTAATTATCCTAGTTTTTTTGAAACTGAATTATATGATGATAATGTTCAATGTAATCATTTTAACTTTGATTTTTTACAATTAAATAAAAGACAAATGTTAAATGAAATTTTTGAACTTGTTCATCAAAATCAATATAGTTTAAGTTTCATTATTAAAAATAAAAATAATAATTTACAATATATGTTAAAATAACCAATCTATTGTAATATTGTAAATTTACTATAAGTTTTTTGAATAATTTGTTAATTAAAATCGTAAATTTTAATTCAATTCAAAATTTACGATTTTTATTTTATTTTAAATAAAATGAAATTAAATTTAATTTATGCCACATCTGCTTATCATTGTATCGGTAATAATAATGGACTAATTTGGGACATTAAAGATGAATTACAATATTTTAAAACATTAACAAGTCAACCTAATTCTGTTTTAATAATGGGTCGTAAAACTTATGAATTAATCAAAGATAAATTAAAATCACATAATCGTGAATTAATTATTTTTTCAAATACATTTAATACAATTGATAGTAAATTTTCAATTAAAATTGAGAATAATATATATAAATGTATTGATAATATATTTAATTTAAAAGAAAATAATAATAAAACTTTTTGGGTAATTGGTGGAAAACAAATTTATCAACTCTTTGAACCATTTGTTGAACGAATTTATAAATCATATATTCATTTTTATCATAAAATAGATATTTATACAGATAATTATATCTATTATCGACATAATGAAAGTAATACAATTTGTATATCAACTTCTTCAAAGAAAGCTTACGATAATATAACAAAAAGAGATTACTTAATTGATTTCAAAATTTATGAACCTGATTTTAAACAAAAATTAATGAAAGATATTAATGAAAATATTTATTTACAAATTTTACAAAAAACAATTAATTCTGAAAAACGAATGACTAGAAATGGATATGTTTATTCTTATTTTGGTGACCAAATTATATATAATATTAGTAATACAATTCCTATATTAACTACTAAAAAAATGTTTATTCGTGGTATTATTGAAGAATTATTATTCTTTATTCGTGGTCAAACTAATTCTAAAATACTTGAATTCAAAAATATT